CTCCGTCCATGGCTATCACCTACAGTGACAACCAATCTCAATGTTTAAACTTGTAGGAAAGCCCCACTCCCACTCCCACACCAATGCCCAGCTTCATCCATGTGTGCTTGTCTTTCAGAACCTGCTTGATGGTCTTTTTCTGGTCATTGCAGTTGGCCAACTGGTCTTCTACATTCTTGGTCTCAGCCTGACCCCCAGCCAACTCAACCGTCTTTTTCTGGTCATCAGCAACGAGGTCTGCCAACTTAGGTAGCTCAGCCTCTGGCAGGTTGAGTACATCAGGGGACTCGCTGGGCGTCATGTCCAACCCGGCTTCCTGTTTTACGAAGGCTTCCTGTTGCACTGGTGTCTGAGCTTGAGCCCGTTGCTTCTGCACAGCAACCACCTGAGTCTGTGCGGTGGTCTCTATCGCCTTCTGCTGGGTCTGTAGCGTGGTCTCTTGCGTCTGCAATGTCTTCAGCGTCTGTTGGGCTGCAACGGTCTTGTCATGGTCAGGGAGCCAGATGTAGCGCCCGTACAGAACACCAACGGCTAGGAGAATCGTGAGAATGATTGCGAGGTAGAGCTTGTCTTTTAGAGTCATGGTTTCACACACCAACAGGAAGTTCTGGAGAGGTTGTGTCTACCGCTGGGGCAGCGGTCAGCCTCAGGGATGAGGGCAGGGAGACCACCACGTACTGCTGTAGTGACCTTTGCTTGGGAAGAGCTTGGATAGAACTTCATGATTTTATTTTCAAACTGTACGGGCACGGTTAACCAATCTTAATGAGGTGAAAATGGTCAATTAAAAACCCAGCCACAGCACCAACCACAGAGCTGGCACCTATTACCCACCAACGCCAATTCTCCAACGCCTTCAGGCGGTCATCTATCTGAGCTAATAGCCCGGGAGTTCCATTTCTAAATAGAGGTTTAATGAGTGCTTCAATATTAGTGGTTTTATCTACGTATATATCGAGTTTACTGCCCAGAGATTTTAGCTCTTGCAATATCAAATCCAGTGTTCCTGTTTCCATGGGGTCGTCCTCTATCTGTAACGGGTTGGTGGGTAAAGGTGGCATAAGTAACATTACAATGAGTGGCCAAAGACTGGCTCAATAGTAGCCAACTTGGAAAGTAGGGCCCCAAGGCTCATGCCTGTGGTTGCTCCCCAACTTATGTAAGTGTCAATTACTTGCTGAGGTAGAGGAGTTGGGTCAAAGACCAAAGGCAGTACCAATACCCGTGGGTCTTGTGCCGCTGCATCTAGTTGGTGTGAGTCACACAGCATCTGGACAATTGCCCACCCCTCACTGGTAGCAGGGTAGGTAGGACAGAGCCAGTCTTTCCCATATGCGATACAGACGGGCATTGTGAGGGTAGAGACCGGGTCAGTAAAGAATTGAGACAAGAAGTAACGTGATTGCATATGCCCCTAGCTTGAGCTAATCATCTGGGTGTTGTGGATTAGAAGGTCACCAATGTAGTAATTGTGCTCACCATACTCATCAGCTTTGACGGAAATTAGAGCTTTGGTTCCAACCATGGTGTCTAGCGTCGCACCCGGTACCCGGTAAGCTGGCACCCATTGACCGTCTGAGTACACAGACTCACAAGGGCTATTACGGTGACCGTCGATCATCCGCCATGCACAGCAAGGGGATAGAGAGGATTGCTCTACCACACGGTAGACAGTGGAGTTGCTCTGGAAGCTCCAGCCTTTGATGTAGTCTCCAGCTATTACCTGTCCAGCGGGGATTAGTCCCTTACCTTGGATGTCAACCAGCTCAGCTACCTCTGGGCAGCCACCACCACCACCAGAGCCACCCGTGCCATAGTTAGTAGCAGCCAGCGTGGTGAGCGCAATAGAGCTACCAAAGTAGTAGCGTCCATCCCCAGCAGCTTGGATGGCCATGACAGCGTTAACGGCAGTCGGTGGAGGGTTGCCATTGGTGAATCCCATAACACCCGTTGTGGCGTTGATGTAGGAGTACAGGTAGTAGGTCGTACTGGACGCTAAGCCTGTGTAGCTGACTGAGCCAGCCTGTAGGGGTAGCGTAGAGCCGTCTGGACGGAGCACAGACTGTGAAGTCCATGACAGACCCACAGAGCTGTTGGTGATCAGACCAGCGGAAGTGTAGGTGATGGACTGGGCAGGAATAATGCTGCCCTGTTGGTTTAGCAAAGTGGAGGTTCCGTTGCCAAGGATTGCTCCTTGAGACACGAGTCCAGTTGATGCGCTCACGGTGCCGGGGTTGAGACCGGGGACGGTGAAGGGAACAGCGGTCAGTGTCGCCAAGTCTTGAGGGCAGTTGCCAAAATTGTTGACCGACTGGAACTTGAAGTAGATCGTCTTTCCATACCACGTTGGGTCATACGTGTATTTCATGATGGTGCTGTCCAGACGCATGAACAATGAGCCAGCGGCATGAGCTGAGACGGTTGAACCCAACTGCCCACGTTGCAGGTAACCATTCATTGTGTACTGGTTCGCACCTGTAAGGGCACACGCTGAATAGCTAATGATTTCCCCACCCACATAGCACATCGTGTTGTTAGAGTCAGCGTCTGTTGTGGTTCCAGCTTCTAGGGGCGCTGAGTTGTCAACCATCGTAACCACCATGGAGTTGACCGTGTCAGGGTCACTTCCAGAGGGCAGCGCTGAAGCCAATACACCCAGTCGGCTGGAACTGGTGATGCTTCCAACCTGTACGTATTTGGTCTGGTCTTGCGATACCCACACATTGCATGAGCCCCAGTTGCTGGAGATGCCGTCAGCACCAATCCAAATCTGGTTACCTGCATACCCCGTCAGTCGGCTGGGGGCTTCAAACATGACAACCTCAGAAGCATCGGGCTGAGCATAAGCATTGACTACAACATCCCCGGCTGAGATTCCTTTGTTGTACAGAACAGGCTGGTGGACGCCCCAGACGTAATCCTCTGCGGTGACCTCAATACCGTTCTTGGGGTCATCAACAATCTTGGTGACACGTACAGCCATGTTGACGATGTCAAGGTTGAGGTTGTTGGAATTTGCAGCCCACCCTGACGAGGTAGAGATGGTCACGATGTCCATGGGCTCAAGGTAGCTGTAGCTGTAGGGGAGAGTGAACGTGTAGGTGTTGCGGGTGTTCACAGCACGCTTCAGCCGCATGTTGGCAGCGAAGGTGGCAGAGGTCAACGTGGTGATGAAGTCCCAATCTTGCGGGTCTTCAAGTCTCAACCCGTAACGGTTGATGGCAGCTTGGTCAGACTCCTGCACGATTTCATCAGCGTACTGGTTCTGTCTGTTCTTGAACTGCACTTGCACTTTGTTGCTGGCATCCTGCCATGCAGAACGCTCAATCTTTATCGGGTCGTCTCCATCCTTAGATACGAAGCAGGTGTCGTCCAGCGCGACGGTGAAGCTCTGGGGTGCTATCCATGTGCAGCCGTTACCAGCCGCTGAGGTATCACCATAGGGCACGAGTTTGAGCAAACCCTCTGACATGAACGCTGAGCACATGCCAGCTTCAAGCCATTTACCAATCGCTGAGGATGCGCTGTCTTGGTTATCCATCACAGGAGAGATGAAGAATGACTGTGAGGCAAACCAATTCCAAGCTGTGGATGCGGTCGAGCGTGAGCCGGGTGTTGATGCAGCACCACCCCAAGTGCCATTTGCACCATTGTCAATGGCTGAGATTGGAAACGGTGTCTTGCCACTTCCTAACCCCTGAGTTGTGTTAGTTAGTACGTTGTAGATGCATTGCACGGGGTTGCAATCGGTGATGCCACCACCGAATGCATCAGATGTCAATACTTCAAACGTGTTGTCTTGTATCTCAGCGCTGGAGCCCAGCTCCATGGGGTAGAACAGAGCGTATGCTATACCCGTGTACCCCAGAGCCTCACTCGGAAAAGCTGGATTGAAATATTCCTGACCGTTATCACTGTGTTCAAGACCCGTGAGTAGGTAGGGAGCAACAGCCTGACCCACACCCCCGCCGAACAACTCAAAGTTGAGTAGAGTGTCAGAGGGGCTTGTTACTGCGGATTTATTTTCGTACCCCCACGATATCAAGACTTCTTTGTTCACATCAGCAGAGGCAAACTGGTACTTAGGAGTTGCGTTGTTTTGGCTCCAAAAGCGATAGGTTCCTGAGACGGTGGGGGTGTAGTTGACGGATGTTAGCGCTGTACCATCAATGGACGTGCCGTTGTTATAGAAAACAACCCCACGATCAATTTGGGGGGAGAATGCCTCACCTGGATAGATCACCAAGCCAGAAGGAATCAGGTCGGTCTCTTGTGCAAGGAACTCTTGCAGGGAGAACTGATAGGACACCTGAGCACTCTTGCCCATGTCGGCTGAGCTGAAGTGGTAGGTGTTCCCGGTCTCAGCAGCGGTAGCAGCGTGGGTCTCAGCTACACCAGCAGGGTTGTTCACGGTGATACTGGTAGCTGTGGATGCTGAGCAAGTGAAAGTTCCGTTGTTGCCCGTGTTGGTGACGAATCCAGCGATGATAAAAGCAAAGCCAATGTAAGCGTTGGACGCACCAGACATGTAGGGGCTCGTGCCACCAGTGAAGGTACCGTTGTAGACCGTCGTGCCACCTGAGGCTGTGGTGCAAGAGGTGACAGTGAAGGTTCCAATGCTTGCTGGATTGATTGAGTATTGGCCTGTTGTGAGAACTGTTCCGTATGGCATCAACGTCATGGGCGCTAGGTCAGAGCCACTCAATACCGTGGATGCAGGGGCTCCAAAGTCGGTGTAGGTGCTGGAGTATGTGTTGGTGAGAGCTACCCCATTGTTAGCCATCAAAGTGGCTGCAAACGATGGGGCATATACCGTGTGAGCCAACGCTCCGATTACTTCGTTGGTGCCCGTGGTGCTCAGCCAAGTTTGGCCAGACCACACATTTCCAATGGCAGTAACGTTGCCCGCACAGAGAGCAGCGATAACATCAGCGGTGTAGAGTTCAGATGAGCCACCCTTACCCCCACCTTTACCTCCGCTACCACCTGAGACACCATGGAGCCCAGACATCCAGATAAGCGATTGCTGAATTTTGTTCTGCCCCATCAGCCAAGGTAGTGGATACCCCTGCTTGCTCTGGGTGATGCGGATACCGTTGATCTTTGTTGGTTTTGACTGACTACCGCCGAAAATACCCATTACAGTACCTCATTCAATGCATAAAACTTGTGCGTGGCTCTGCGGAGCCGTGGATGATTTGTACCGCTGGACATGCGTACTCCACCGTGGGCAATAGCGTGGATAAGAGTTGGCCACTCAATGACGATTCCGGCGTGGGCGAATGCTAAGCCAAGCTTGTAAACCACCACATCCCCGGGCTGGACTTCATCCTCACTGATCTCATGCATGTAGCTCTCGATAGTATTAAGGTAAGTCTTATCAGGGAGGTGCTGAGCAACCTGAAGGCTGTACGTCATATCAATGCCCAGGTCGCCAGCAGGAATCAGGTTGCACTTCTGATAGACTGCCTTGATGAGCATTCCGCAATCGGTTCCGCCGTGTTCACCCTTGACTTGACTCCACCCTACATAGGGCGTTCCAACCCAAGTTTTTGCCTCTGCTACAACAGCTTCTCTTTGTTCTGGTGTCATGGCTAGACCGCGCTCGTGGGTACGGGAGTGTAAGGCGTCCCGCCGAAGTTGATGAGGTTGTTGGTCGTCGTTCCAGCAGCGGTCTTGGTCGTTGCACAGGCTGGCATCGTCTTGTTGCAGCCCATCAGCACAGAGAATGTGTCACCAGCAACTACAGGTAGAAGCAGGGGGTAAGCAAGCTCAAGGGTTCCTGAGGAGTCGTGCAGCTTGACAGTCTGAGACAGCCCAGCGTTGGCACCAGCAGTACAAGTCACCACACCTTGGCTGAAGTACCCAGCGGCTTGAGTAAACGTTGTGACGGGCTGGAGAGTCCATTGAGTGCTACCAGCCTTGGCTGTGAAGTTGACCGTGTAGTTGGCAGCGGTCAATGTGCAGTTGCTGTCACAGAAGCTCCATGGACAATCGCTCTGGAAGAGCCGGGTCGGCACCTTCATGTCGAGCAGGTACATCGGGTCGGCACACTCAAACTCAACATGGACACGGTTGACATCTGAAATCTTGGTGATAGTACCCACAAACTTGGTCTCAATGCCGTTGCTCACATTGCCGTAACCACCAAGGGGCATGTATGCCGTGTAGACCTGCACTTGAGCTGCATCAAACAGCCCCTGCATAGCCGCTGCCAGAGTCCCCATCGTGGTGGATGGATAAACCGTGTTGGGCTGAGGCACACAGGTCAAAGTCATTGTGTTGGCCTTGCAGGAGAACGAAGCCTCACTGGTAATAGCCCCACGAGTCCACACGCCAAATGCCGTGGATGAGAACGTCGTAGTTGCCCCAGACCACCCGGCTGTACCAGAAGGTACGGTGATGTCAAACTGCCCATCTGTCGTGGTCATCACCGTGCCCGTAGGCAACGTGATAACAAAGAGGTCGGCGCGCAACACGTTAGTATTGCTCTGTAAGAATGTGACCAGCGAGGTTGGCATTAGTCTTTTCATGATTACCTTATAGGTTATCTTCCCATCCGATAACATTGATAAATGAGTTTGTCTGTGCGCCGACGTAGATGGTCGTGGTTTCTAACATGAGTTCGCACTGAATCTTGCCCCATGAGGCTCCACCACCCATTGGGGAGTTGGCACTGCTGGAAATATTCCCAGCGGTATTGCTTGGCGAGACACAGTTTTCAATGCTTGACGACCCGTTACCAGTGACCACCAGTTTGATAGAGCTTGCTGTGGTGGGAACGTAAGACACCACCGAAAAGCCTATCCACGTCGGGGTCGTAACATCACCCTGTGCTCCACTGCATAGGAGAGGTAGTCCAGTGAGGTTCCCCCCTGATACTTTGTATTGAACCTTGCGCCCACGTTGAGTGAATGACAGCGGGTACTTATTGACAGAGTCGGTGCGAATCCAGCCTATGCGTGCCCCATAGGTGTAGCCGCTGGGCATCGTGGGTGCTGTGGAGGATAACGAGAGCAAGCCAGCAGGGGTAGCTCCATTGCTAATGACCCACACGCTATACCAAGTCGAAGCTGCCACTGTTCCAGTATCCAAGCCATTCGCACCTGATCCCGTACAGGCGATTGTCAGGTTAACGCCTCTTGCTGTTATGTAGTAGTTGCTGCTGCTCTCAAGCATTACCTCGTCAGCGGTTACAGACACGTTGGTGTTTAGCCCGGTAGCGGAAGCAACCAAGTTGCGGAAGGCCCCAGCGATACCAACGGTTGACGCACCAGCAGCGGTTACGGCTGTGGTCACGTATGCCGTTGTGGCTAACTTCGTGCTGTTGTCCCCAGTGGTCTGGGTTGCTGCTGTGGTTCCGTTGGGCAGTGCCGGAGTCCCTGAGAGATTGGCTGCTGTCCCTGTCGTAGATTGATTCCACGTTGGAATAGTCCCCAACTGGCTGTAGGGGATTGTTGGCAACTGAGTCACAGGCAGTGTTCCAGTCGTCAAGTCTGAAGCTGATACAACCACATTGGATGACAGTTGATGCCCGTTTACCGTGGTGCTGGTAGCTACCCGGCTGGTATCCGATGGATGAATGTGAGCAGCGTCTGAATACTTCCCTGTAGCTCCAATGGTGGCAACCCCGTCCATGATTGGGGCTGTGGTGGCAGCTACCGGGATGGTTACACCAGAAGTACCCGAGTAGGTTATTCCTGAGCCAGCACTGCCCATGGTGCCTGAGCCTGTGGATGAGACATACTCAGAGCTGAACTTGATGCTATTGACATCCCACAGGTCAACCCCAGAGTTTCTAGTGAAGGAACGAACTGCATCAATGGTGTCTTCTGCAAAGCGACACAGGAAGTAGAAGGTGCCAGTGACGGTAAGTACAGCACCAGAGGCTGGAGCTGTGGTAAAGACCACAACACCTGTGTTGCTAATCAACGATGTGGTACTCAACACCCCATTTACATACACACTAGGAGGAGAAATCCAGTTTTGGATGATGTCCTGAGCCCCATTGATGGTACGGCTGAGTTGGAATGTGGTTGTGGTTCCATTACCTACACCAAACTGTGAGGCTGTTACCATGGAATCTTGCGGGTCTTGGAATAGGAACAGACCAGCTCCACCAGAGGTGGCCATGTAGATGGACATGAACTGGGCAAGCACGGATGACGCTAAAGCTTCATTACCTTGAATGGAATCTAAATCAAGCTCAAAGTCCCATGTGGGGTATGGCTTGAGGCTCACCGCTGAGGTCATCCCCGCTGCCGTCTTCTGGCTGACCGTATTGAAGTGCGGGGTCTTTTTAAGACCCTTAGCCATGCTGATAGGTAATGCTGGCATTATTGGATAACTCATTAGCGTGCCTTCTTGCTTGCTTTACGGAATGTGTCGTTGACGTGACGTTGGAATGTGGTTGCGTGCTTCTTGAGCATGTCCTCAACACCATCTCTATCAATGGCTGTGACGTGGGGTGCATAGGTCAGGTGGTTGTGGGTGTCCCCTTTGCTGGAGCCCCCGGATACGTTGTCTTTCACCTGTTGAGTCAGTGCCTTGCTAACGACGGTCTCACCGGGCATCAACATGGCTGGTACAGAGTCGGTGTTGCCGTAGCCGGGTACAGAACCACCGTCAGCAAAGCCCATGACGGCTGCGAAGGTCAGGGCTGCGGCTACTGGAGCCAGCACAACGTTGGCCGGGTAGGGGACATGCTCTG